CCAAAGGTTGGCTTGACCCAACCCTCTCGAGAGAGAGGGGGGTTGGGACCACCCTCCTGTTAGCTGGTGCCAACAGGAACCCAACGTTTCCTAATTAGGGAACGTTTTCTCACGACAAATCCGCTCTCCCAGAATGTTTCTGGGGACGGCTTCTCCACAAAGTATTGGAGAAGGTTTGCGTGAGTCTCACGCTTGCGCCGAACATCCATGTTCATGGCCACCAGGCCAAGGACTTCATTGCGGTGAAGGCGACGGTTGTAACGCCGTTTGCCTCCCCCGACAATGCCTGGAAAGTAGGACCATAGCGTGAGGCAGCCCAGTTCCTCAGTCGTTCTCGGGAGCAAGCTCCTGATCTCGGCTGGGATCTGACGCTCCATCGCCTCAGCTAAAAGTGGAAATCCCTTACGGGATGCGTTTTTACAAACGTCCACCCAGCTAACGATAGAGTCGGCTGCTGTGCCTAGTGTCAGGTCACGCAGATAGAGGGGTGTCACATCGACACCCATATAAGCGTCCATTCCGCAACTTTCGCGGAAGTGACCGACCGTGTGTGTTTTTGCACGGTTCACCTTTAACCCAAGATAGGTTAGGGCGGACACTAGTGAGGGAACTGCAGAGGACGGAAGAATAATGTCGTCCCCGTAGACCCGTATACTCCTGGCTTCTAGAAGGATGTTTTGGTATGTTACCTTAGCACCCTTTTCGAAAAGCGCGCAGGCTATCGATACGATAGCATACACGATACTCTGCACAGGAAAAGTCGTCCCGTTACCCATAGGGGCGTACTTCTTCAAAATCATGAAGAAGGGCTCGCCGCGCTTGGTAGCATTCACTAGCCACCTTGAGCGACAAGCATGCAGAGCTCTTAAGATCTCGGGTTGAGATCGAAAGAGCCTCTCAACGACCCAGCAGGAAAGACGATCAGACGCTGCGGAAAGATCCACAGTCGCAAGATCACCTGACCTGGAGGCTTCAAGGCACAAGAGCTTTGATGGTTCTTGATTCTTGAAGTCTATGGATAAACGCAAAGGTTCCGGCAAGTTATACCGGAACCAATCCATCAGTCCAAGTTGTATGTACTGATGTGACGCGGGCTCTGATGCAATCATGCGTGGCCCTTTAAGGGTCTTCGGTACAGCAAGTAGCCGTACTGGAGGTTCAGAGGGCTTCGGCATTCTAACATCAGTGCCGGTGAGGTCCTCCCTTGATTGCCCAAAATAGGAGAAAGGAAAATAATTCTCCAACTTAGGCGACCAGGTAGGAAAGTGGTATTTGTCTACACCACGACCCCCATCGGCTACTGCCCCGGGTCCATGCTTGGGTTCTATACGACGCCAGTCAATAAGCTTGCGCTTATTTGTAGTAAACTGCGATATAATGCGGTCTGCTACTGACTCAATGCACCTTAGAAGGGGTGCGGGGGTGTATTCCCGGTCGTTTGGGAACATACCTGTGTCGTCTCCGTAACCGTCGAGGATTGACAAACGCTCATCTGGAAACTCCAGAACGTCCGACAGCCAACTAAGGCTAAAAGGCCGTAGAGCATTATCAATATCCCGAAAAGCTTCAACCTCAGCAAGTACTGTAGCATGGCTACATTCCTTTCGCACCTTCTTCGACAGATAGAGAACCTGCCGAAGAAAGCGAATAGCTGAGATATTAGCGGGATCACGGAGGAACCCTTGCTCGTCAAATATCTGGTCTATTAGTCCAGACAGGAACTCCCGTCTGCACTGGCGACTCTTCCCGAAACTTTCAGGTAGAGTGCCGGACCAGAGTCTACCACTTGACAAGGCTTGGTCTATGACCTTCCCTGCCTCAGGCATATCAATCATGATGAAAGATATACCTCTGGTAGTGACGAGCTTCTCTAGCCATAAATAATCCATGGTCAGAGAAGTGCGCAGATCCTCATCCCACGCGACGATGTCCAAAAACAGCGCAGCGTAGAGCGAGAGATCTGACACGGAGTTGGCCTTTTTCATGCTAGCTCCTTTCGAAGGTAGACATGACCAACCAGATCCGACCAAAAGACTTCACCTCGGATCATACCTTTACAAGGTATGTATTAAACTCCACGTAAGCCAGATTATTCCTATCCAAAGGAATAAGGAGATTGAAACTCCTAAGAAGGCAGTCTTCACGACTGCCGACCGACTAGCTTCGTGATGTTCGCATCGCTGAGGAAATCCACCAAACTTTCGGTGACATCCTCTGATGCTTCCGAGTCCTGGGCAGCTCCATCAGTTCTGATGGAACACCAGGCTGAGGCTCGCCTCTTGAACAAAGTCGTGGTGGCATCGAAATGATCGATGTCAACTCGACAAAGGTGAGACTCTCCATCTCCGCCGACAGCGGGTACCGTATGCTTGATCGTCAGAGTGATGGTCAAGTTGGTCCCAATGCCGTACCAAGATGATGTGAAGTTTCCTTGGCCAACACGATTGAGGGTAACGTTACCCCCGTCGTAGGCAAAGGTAATCGGGTCTGTAAATGCCATGTCAGTTCTCTTTCTAACCGGCGATATCACATCGCTGGATTGAGCACTGGCGTTTAACGCTTAAGTGCCCTTGCCGTAATCAATGCCCCCAGGTTCGCCAGCATACCGGACGTTAAGACCGGTCTGTATGCGAAGAAGGGAGTGGGATTGGCATAGACGTTTCTCCTCTTGGTGACCTGTGTCATATGGTCACC